TTATAATTTATTATATTATTATAATTATTAGTTTTATCAATTCCAGGTTCATTTTCTAATGGATAATTATTTAAAATTGTCGATAAAATAAGTAATACAGAAGATATTGTCATACAAGAAGTCCAACCTTCACCATGCCATGTATTTAATACTGATAAACAGACCTTTCCATTTATATATAAATTTGGATTAAATCGCATACTTCCATCATTTGATAAAAATTTTACTATTGGTGGTGAAAAAGGATAATTATCTGGATAATTAAATTCAAAAAGATAATTTCCATATTGATATGGTGTATTTTTATTTCCAATAATTAATGCATAACCTTTTAAAATATTATCTTCATCGTGTTTATAATAAATATTGTTATTTTCTAATTCTAAAGGATTTTTTATAATATATTTAACATCTTTTGCTAATCTCTCTATACATTTTTTTTGTTGCTGCATTATACATATAAAATATACTTATTATATTTTTAATTAACTTTAAAAATATAATAAAATTGAAATAAAAATATATTATTATATATAATTAAAATAATGAAAAAATCTATTAATGATAAATCATACTCGTCAAGACAATATGATGAGTTAATAAAAAAATTTAAATCAAATAAAGGAGAATCATCAACTAATACAAGAATTGGTGATAGAGAATTAAATATTTATGGTGGATGTTATAATATTAATTATAATGATGAATTTTGGGATGCTTATCATAATCATATTATTTTAAATAATAATTATGAATATTTGACAGAAAAACAATTAATAGATGATGGTCCTTTATTGGTTGATATAGATCTAAGGTATGCAAATAATATAAAGAAAAGACAACATGATAAAAGTCATATAATCGACTTACTTGTTTTATACTTAAATAAATTAAATGAAATTTTTGATATTGATGATAAAAGTAATATTTCAGCTTATGTTTCAGAAAAACCAGAAATTAATATACTAGATAATAAAGTTAAAGATGGTATTCATATAGTTTTTACTATTAAAATGACAAAAGCAGAACAATTAGTATTAAGAAAAAAAATTCTTAATGAATTAGAGAATGTATTTGAAAGTCTTCCTATAACAAATACATATGAAGATATTATTGATGAAGGTATAACAAAAGGATTTGTTAATTGGCAGTTATATGGTTCTAGAAAACCTGGAAACAAAGCATATTGTTTAACATATTATTACGATTTAATTTATAATAAAGAAGAAGATATGTGGGATGTTAAAGAAAAAAATATTTCTAAAGAAGAAATTAGAAATCATCTTCCTCTTATGTCAGCAAGATATAATTCACATTTACGTTTTACTTTGAAAGATAATGAGTCTCTTCTTTCTTTAATTCATGAAGAAGAATCTAAACTAAATCATAAAGAAAAAAAATCAAAAGTTAATATTATAAATAATAATATTGATTTTGAATTTTATGATTATAGTAATATTAAAAATATGAATGATTTAAATAATCTTGTTGAAATTTTATTAAATACATTTAATAGCAATGATTATGAACTTAAAGAGACACATCTATTTACTATGATATTACCAGAAAATTATTATGGTGAATCTTCTTTTAATAAATGGATACGTGTTGGTTGGGCTTTAAAAAATACAAGTGAAAAATTATTTTTAACTTGGATAAAATTCAGTAGTCAATCTAATACATTTAATTTTAATGATATTCCTGAATTTTATAATATGTGGAAATCTTTTGAAGTAAGAAATAGTGATAAATTAACATCTAGATCTATTATGTTTTGGGCAAAAACTGATAATTTTGATAAATATCAAGAAATTAGACAAGAAACTATATCTTATTTTATTGATTTAACTTTGGAATCAATTGTAAGTAAAGATAAAATTGGTGAATTTGACTTAGCAAATGTATTATTTCAATTATATAAAGATCAATTTGTTTGTGTTAGTGTTAAAAATAATCAATGGTATGAATATAAGAATTATAAATGGCATGAAATAGATAGTGGAAATTCTTTGAGATTACTAATTTCTAAAAAAATGCACGATGTATATATTAAAAAGGCACAAGATTTAATTGAGACAGTTACACGATTAGAAAATAATGAACAAAATGCTGACCCATTAAAATTAAAAGCTTCAAAATTAGGTGACATTTGTATTTTATGTAAAACTACAACGTGTAAAAATAATATTATGAAAGAAGCAAAAGAATTATTTTATGATAAAGATTTTCTAAATAAATTAGATGCAAATCCATATTTAATGTGTTTTAATAATTATGTTGTTGATATAAAAAATAAAACATATAGAAAAGGTAGACCAGATGATTTTATATCAAAGTCAACACATATTGATTATATACCATATAATCAATTAGTTGGTCCTTCTAAGTTTAATAAAAATGAAACATATGAAGAAATAATAGAAAAGATTCATAAATTTATGAAAGAATTATTTCCAGATGATGAATTAAGACGTTATATGTGGGAACATTTAGCATCTACATTAGTAGGAACAAATATGAATCAAACATTTAATATTTATAATGGTTGTGGAAGAAATGGTAAATCAATTTTAGTAGAGTTAATGAGTAAAAGTCTTGGAGATTATAAAGCAAGTGTTCCTGTTACATTAATAACACAAAAAAGAACATCTATTGGTTCTACTTCTTCAGAAATTGTTCAATTACAAGGTGTTAGATATGCTGTTATGCAAGAACCCAGTAAAGGAGATAAAATAAATGAAGGAATTATGAAAGAAATTACTGGTGGTGATCCTATTCAAGGAAGAGCTTTATTTAAAGAAACTGTAACATTTATTCCTCAATTTAAATTAGTTGTTTGTACAAATGTTTTATTTGAAATTCCTACAAATGATGATGGTACATGGAGACGAATTAGATTATGTGATTTTGTATCAAAATTTATTGATAATCCATATAATGATGATAAATTTCCAAAGGAAAATTTTCCACATCAATATAAAGTCGATGTTAAACTTGGTGAAAATTTTGAAAATTGGGCTCCAATATTTATGTCTATATTGGTAGACTTAGCATTTAAACATCAGGGTTATGTTAATGATGCTAAAATTGTTTTATCTGTTAGTGATAAATATAGACAAAACCAAGATTATTTAACAGAATTTGCTAAAGAAAAAATTATTAAAAAAGTTGATGGTAAAATTAAGAAAACTGAAATTCTTGAAGAATTTAAAAATTGGTTTATTATTCATTATGGAAGAAGCAATTTACCAAATGGAAAAGAAATTACAGATTATATGGATAAACATTATGGAAAATCTTATAGAGGTAAATGGTCAAATGTTGAAATTAATTATGATGATGATAGTGATTATGAAGATGAATATGATAATTAATATTAATTAATAATAATAATTAATAATAATTAATAATAATTAATTAATATATAAACTAATGTTTTAAATATTTTTTTTATATAAAAAATATTTAAATTATATTACATCATTATAACTAACAACATCTTTTTCTATATTAAATTTTTCAGTTATATGTAAAATAATTTCTATTATAAATTTTATAAAATGTCTAATAAAAAAGGGAAATATAATATATAAAATTGTTAATAATAATATAATTCTATTTTTATATAATTTATTTCCTATATAATTACTTGCAATTATTGCAAATATAAAAACTAAATAATAAAAAAAAACTACAAATTTAAATACTGTATTTAAATTTTTATATTCTTCATCAGAATAATAAATTTTCCTTCCATCTATTAAAGTATATTTTTTGTAATTATTAATTTTGTCTGTTACTTTTTTTATTTCTTTATATTTTTCTCTCTTTACTGATTGTATTAATTCAATCTCTCTAAATAAAGAACTATAAATATTAGTAGTTTTTTTAAAATAGTCATATGTATTACTTAAATCAATTATATATTTATGCATTAAATTTTCTCCATTTATTGGACGATTACATATTATACCTTCATTATCGGCAGCAATATTTGTTGCAGCTACTGTTACATCAAATCCTTCTTTTAAATTTATAAATCCTTGAATACTATTATCTTTTTTTATTTGATTAAATTTATTATCTAAATCTTTATTTGATTTTGGACAATCTTTTGAATTATAATTTTTATTACACATATAAAGTGTATCTGAAAGTTGTCCTTTTAATCCTGAATCTTCTCTAGCTTGTTGATATAGTATTGAACCTCTATTTTTATCAGATATTTTTTCTATATTTTCAAGTATATTTGCAGCTACAATATTTTTATCTAAAATTCTAGAACTAGCAGATGCTACTTCTTTTTTCATTTCTGGCATTGTATCATCAAAAATTTTAAAAAATTTATCACTTCCATCTACATTTTTACAATCATATTCATCTTTTTTTGAACAATCTATTTTTTTTGGCATAATTATTATATTATTATATAATAATAATAATATAATTTTATAATTTTTTATATTATTATCATAGCTTATTTTGTATTATCTTGTTGTTGATTTTTTTAAAAAATTATTAGCAATATCTACAGATGCTTGAGATGAATTTAATGTAGTAAATTTTTCTTTTTTTTTATCTTTTTCATCTATTTGTTCTTCAATAAAACCTTCAATCACACCATAATTATTTGTATTAGAATCATAATTTTCAATAATATTTAAATTTTCAAAACCACTTTGTTCTACACATTTATTAATAGCTGAATTATAAACCAAACCATTACCGCAGCAACTATCTCCGACACATGTACCTCCAAAAATTCCAAAATCATTTGTCTTTGCATTATATCTATTATTTGATATATCATGTAAATATTGTCTATCAAATGCTTGACTTGTTTTATTGAATTTAATTGGATCTCTTCTATATAAAAATATAACTTTGCTTATTATAAAAATTATAACACAAATAATAATTATTGCTATTAATAAAAACATAATACCATTTCCTATGATTTCTTTATTATTTAATACTATTAATAGAATAGAAACTATTAATGCTATAATAACAACTTTAAATACTTCTATATAACTATTATTTATTTCCATTTGATAATTTTTTAATTGTATTTTTCTTTTATTTAAAAAATTTTGATGTTTTTTTTTATCAAATGTTTTTGCAAAATGAACACCATCATCTTCTATTAAATAATCTAACATAGTATCTGATAAAATATCTTTCTTTTGTAATAATAATTCTCCTAATCTATTACTTATAACATCTCTTGTTTTTATATTCATTGCATCAAAACGATTATCATTTAATTGTTTCATATAGTTAAAAGCACTGTCAAAATTAATTGCAGCTCTACTAGTGTCAGCGTTTACATAACCTTCTTTAATATTTCTATAACCTTCATCTATATTTGCATAACCTTCATTGGTATTATCATCATATGTACCTAAATCATCTACTTCATTTAACAATTCTTGTTCATCTGGATCAATTGGTGGAGTCTCTCCATCAATTATTTTTTTTGCTGTTTCAACACGTTTTTTTACTGTTTCCATATCTTTTACTTCTTTTTCTCGTGCAGCGGCAGAAAGTCCACTACCATAATCGTGAAATTCTGTGCTAGCTTTGGCTTTGTTATTTTGTTCAATAGTTTGTTTTGCAACTTGTTCTGTATAATTTTTATTTACAATAGCTGCTTTTTTTGCTTTATCAGTAGTTTTTTTTAATTCTACTGCTTCATCTTTTTCTTTTTTTGTTTGTTTTTTTAATTCTATAGCTTGTTGTTTTTCTTGTTCTGCTCTTATTCTTGCTTTTTCTGCCTCTCTTTGTTCTCTTTCTGCTTCTCTTTTTTCTGCTTCCGCTCTTTGTTTTGCTTCTCTAGCTCTTCTTTCTTCTTCTTGTGCTTTTTTTTTTGCTTCTCTAGCTTTTCTTTCTTCTTCTTCGGCTCTTCTTTTTGCTTCATTGCTTGCATTAGCTTCTGCTTGTGACCTTCTTTTTTGATAAGCACTTAAATTAGCTTGTACTGCTGAACCATATGAACTTACACCTGCTTTTTTAGCATGAGTATTTGCTAGTTCACTCTGTTTATTTGCCTTATTTTTTGATTGATATGTACTGTATAGATTTTCAGCAAGAGTAGCTCTTACTGCATTACTCATTCCTTCTATTACATTATCATTAACGTTACTAAAATTACTAAAATTACTAAAATTTTCAATAAGGTTATCATCATTTATATTTGCAAAACCATTCCTGCATATATCCCATGTAGCTTTTGATCTTGCTTCATTTGGTCTTTGTGATAATATTTCAGTTGCTTTTTCACATGTTATTTTTGTTGATGTATTACCCATTTTATTATATTTATATAAATATAATAAAATTATATTATCAATTAAAATTATATTATGAATTAAAATTTTATTATTAATTAAAATTTTATTATTAATTAAAATTTTATTATTAATTAAAATTTCATTTTTTTAATCTTTTTAAAAGTAAAAATAAAATAATAATTGTTATTAATGCAGTTATAAACCAAAATGTCATTTGAACTTTTTGACTTTCTAATTTTAATTCCGTATCTTTATTTCTAGCATTTATAGTTAAATAATCTTTTCTAAATTTTTTAAAGTTTGAATTATGATAATCACTTTGATTTCCTGAACCACATTTTCCATTAATATCATTTTGAAAATTATTACATATAACTCTTCCTATATCGTCAGTAACTAAAAGATGATTTCCCATTATTTATATTATAAAATGTATATATTTTTAATTTATAATTATTTTATTAAAAAATGTAATAAAACTACAATTGCAATTATTCCAGCTAAGAAGAAAATTATTCTTATATCATTTATAAATTTAAATTTTAATTTATATAATACAAATACAATTATTATTAAACTAAATAAAAATAATAAAAATAAATATAATATATTACTTCTAGATAAATTATTTTCTATATTTTCTAAATCTCCTAATAATTTATTCTTTTCTTTATCTTGTTTAAGTAAACTATTTGTAACATAATCATGAACCCCATCATACATATTACCTGAAATATCATTTCCATCATCATCTACACCATAATATTTTTTATTTTTAACAACATCTTTTATTTTATCTTTATCTATACCATCAAAAGCAATTTCTGTTAAAAATGAACTTGTAAGATCTATTGTAATATCATTACCAATACCATCTTTTAATATATTTCCATTATCATCTCTTAAAGTAATTGTTCTATCAGGTATTAAACGTGAAAGTACCATATCATTTGAAATATCTAGATATTTAGATAATTTACCAATATTATTATTTAATGAGACAAATTTTTGTTTTGTAGTATCTGAAAAAAGCACATTTGAACCATTTGTTGTTGATGTAAATTGAGATGTTTTTAAATGTTCAAAATCGTTTTTTATTTTTTTAACTAAATCTAGATAGTAAGAACTCATTATAAATTTATCTTGATTCTCTCTAAAAAATTTTGGTTTAACATAACCAACACCAAGATAGTCAGAGTCAGTTAGTAGATCACCATTACCATCTCTTATTTTAATTGCACTTGGGTCGAAGCTATTGTCATACTTATATGCTTTTTGACAATCAACTTGAGCTTCAAAACCATTATTTAAATTTGTTGTGTTATATATTTTACACTTATTATTGGATAATGATTCATTATAAGTAAAAATTTCACAAGAAGATTGATTATCACAATATGTTTTACAATCATTTTTACTAGATATATTATCTACAGGAATTGTTGGAGCAACATCTGTGCTATTTTTTTTTATAGAATAAAATATAGTATCTTTAT